AGTGGAACCCGAGCACGAGTGTCCATCCGGGAGCTGACCACATGCCGTTCTGGGGAACCATCCGCCCCGTCGATGACCCATTCTGGAGTCAGCATCGTCCCGGCGATCGCTGGAACTGCAAGTGCTCTCTCAGCTCTACCGACGAGCCTGTCACCGCTCTCCCCGAGGGCTACGACACCCCGGAGAACGACCCGCAGCCTGGTCTGAAGGACAACCCCGGGAAGACCGGAGAAATCTTCAGTCCGGACAACAACTACATCCGTGAGGCTGCCCCCGGAGCAAAGGAGGCGGTGGAGAAGCTGATGGAAGAGGTGGAGAAGGATGGAGTATACACCACATACCCGACGGAGCGTGGCAAGGTCAGAGTAAATTCGCTGCATGGCAAAAATGAGAGGGCCGAAAATTTAGAGATTGCATCATACTTCGCCAATAAATACGGCGAAGAGATTGACTTGCTGCCGAGATACGATGACAGGAAAATGGCGGACACATTCAATCGCACACGCAACTGTTTGCAGGAATACAAGGTTAATGGGAAATCTCAATCATTCAACGCCATTGACTCACTTTTGAGAAGTGCATCGAAGCAAGCGAACAGTGTGGTCTTGTCTATATCTGACGATATATCGCTATCAGTCATAACTGACGCATTGAACGACAGGGTAAAAAGAACATCAATAACTGAAGTTATAATTCTTAAAGGTGGAAAGGATGCCCGATATACACGAGATGAAATAACAAGCGATGGCTTTATAATTAAACAGGGAGACTTCAAATAATCAAAGCCTCCCTGAGTCGGGGCCAATTGCCTTTCGACGCATAGCCACTGCAAATATAATGAATAATTTTAAAAACAAACAATTATGTACTTTATTATTGGAATTTTTTTGATTCTTATTGCCATACTTCAGTGTGGCCTTGCCTTCGACCTCTTCATCAAACCGATTATAGAGTTCGAATACTGGAAAAATGACAAGATTGCAGCATTGCTTTTCTGCGTTCTTTTCATCTTCAACGTCGTCTCAGCACTCTTCCTGGCACTTACTGTGATTACAGCATTATGACCGACGACATCGTAAAAATAATGCAGCAAAAGGCGAAGGAACTGGCCACACTCGTCAACCGGACAATACCAATAAAAGCCGGACGAATAGCAAAGGACCACTTCCAGGAAAACTTCCGCCGCGGAGGCTACGTCGACAATGGACTCAAGCCATGGCCAAAGACACGACGCCAGATGAGCGGAGGACTCCGTGCCGCCTCGCAGTACGGACCGCTGCTCTCCGGACGCAACCACCTCTTCAGCTCCATCACCTACAAGCCCGGACAGGCGGAGGTAACACTGGAGAACAACACGCCCTACGCTGCCATCCACAACGACGGAGGCACCATCAGCGTACCAGTCACCGCCAAGATGAAGCGCTTTGCCTGGGCCAAGTACTACGAAACCTCAGGCAAGAAACGCACCAGCGACGGCAAGACACGCAAACGCCGCAAACCGCTCTCCGACGCCGAGGCGGCAGAGGCAGAGGCATGGAAGCGACTTGCCCTCACCAAGAAGACTTCGCTCCGCATCACCATCCCGCAGCGACAGTTCATGGGCGACAGCCGTGAGCTGCGCGAGAAGCTGCAGCAGATGATTGAGAAGGAGCTGATGGATATAATGAACAAGTAGAACCAAAAAACTAAAAAAAGGAAATTATGAACATTGAAGCTGAGCTGATTGCCCACCTCGCCAGCGTGATGAACGGAGAGGCGCGCATGATTGAAGAGAATTGTGGACAAATTGAGAACCTGCTCAATGGACAGGATCAGTACCCGGTGGACTTCCCCTGCATACTGGTGAGCTCTCCGGAGACGGAGTGGAAGTCGCTGAAGCCCGACGTGCAGCGTGGCAGCTCTACGCTTGTGGTGAGCGTGGCGTTTCGCACATACGAAGACACCTTCAACGAAAAAGTCCATCTGACCGACACTGCCGAGCGCGATAATCTGGTCCACCGTGTGGCTCTTGCCGTGGCGGCATTCCGCCCGTCGGACAACAGCGGAGACTGCTCAACCATGACCCGAGTCTCCAGCCGTGGCATCGCACTGGCAGGCGGACTGAAGGTCTACGAGAGTGTCTGGGCGTTCCGACAGACGGAATATCTCAGCTAAAAAGCTCCAGCTGAGCCCCTATCTGCGTCAGCGCTGTCTGATAGCGGGGCTCGGCGCTGTTGTTAACCATGTTGTAAAAGGTTTTTTCGCAGATGTGATACTTCGGCCAGATGAACTGACGAAGTATCTCACGGTTAGAGAGACCCGAACGGGCATGTTCCTCATAAATGCGCAGGATGTCATCCATGCGATAAAGGTAACTACGACCAACTATTTTTTGCCTTTTTCGCATTTTGCTCTAATTTGAATGTTTAACAACACAAATTTACAGCATTTTTCCTTTCTTTCTCAAAAACTTACCCTATTTTTACACCCAAGCTCGTGAGAGCCTCTTTTTTCATTGTCAACGCCGGGAGGCTGAAGATTTTTAGTGCGACTTTTTATGTTATATGTTATTTAATTAGTATTTTTATTTCTCGAAAAAAAGCCCGGAGCCGACCAAACGACCCCGGGCTTCTTCGTTAGCGAAGGTATCACTTTACACTTCTTTTCGTCAGCGAAGGTATCACTTTACTCTTCACCCTTTACTCTTTACTCTTGTCGCTCCGCGACCCTAGCCCAGCATATCCTCCTCGCCACTTCCGGTCGATGAGCTGCCGCCATCAGCGACGTCGGTCGACGGAGTCGTGTCGGTGACGGTCTCTACCTTCTTGTAGACATTGGTGGTCGAGGTGCTCACGTTGTTCAGGCGCTCACGCAGAGCCTTGCTTCCGCGGAAGGTCAGGCGAACCTTCGCCACGCTGACGTCGTCGGCGCTCTCCGAACTGTTGCTCTTTACGCTCGGGAGCAGGGTGCCCAGTGTACCGAGACGGACGCCGTGACCCTCTTCAGCCCACGTCATGATGTTCTCCACCAGCGACTCCAGCACCATCTTCACCTGCGCCTTCCTGACGCCCGTGTTCTGCTCTATGGTGTCGGCTATCTTGTCCGTGTCGATCACCGAACCGCGGTCGGCACTGACGATGTACATCTCTCGCTCCTCGCCGCCGAACTTCAAGGTCTGTTTTCTTACTTTAGCTTCTACTGCCATTCTGTTTTCTCTCCTTTCTTTTTAATTGGTTAGTAAGTGTGTCGTATCGGAGGACGAAGGTAGCTAAAACAAAGCTATTTAAGCCCATTTTTACCCTCTATTTCTGCCGAAAAAGTTTCACCCGAACGAACCCACCGTTTCGCCCGAGCGAACCCTGCAGCTCGACGACGGTGAGTCCGCCGCTTCGCCCGAGCGACCCAAAAAAAAGAAACGCCCCCGCATCACTGCGAAGGCGCACCCCGATTCGATTATAAATCCAATCTTACTATGAAACTATTTATGAATTAAATCACAATATCTTCTTATTAAAAACATTATTAACTCGATAGGTTTTTACATTCAATTTGTATTTACTGGTTATTAATAACTCAACACTTTTTGTTTGTTAATCACTAAAATTGGAAGCCCGGTGGAGGAGCCTCCCGAACTTTCGTCGCGGGAGGTGAGGACCAGGTTTTGCCGGGCTTCCGGTTGCTTGTCTCCTCAGGGTTGTCGGTGTCACACGGTCGGTGCCTCAATCTTTCAGTCGGTGTCCACTGTCGGTGTCGGTCAGCGCCGAGTCGCTCTTGGCCTTCCTCGATGTCACCGTCGGGTCGCCGCCCTCTCTTCTGTTTTTAGTCCATCACTACAGAAAATTATCCCTTGAGAGGGCAGCCGGCGGTGTCTGCACATCGGTGCAGCCAGTCATGGCGGTGTCGGCGCTGCGTCGGTCGGTGTCTCCTTACTGCTTCTTGGCGGTGCCTTCGTCGGTGCCACTGGCGGTGTCGTAGTCGTCGGTGTCGGTCACCGAGAGCGGAATCGTGCGCCATCCGCCGTTCTTGCCCTTCACCTCAAGTCGGATGTAGGACTTGGTCATGGCGGGGCGATAGGCCTCGGTGATGATGTCGACTCCCTCGATGAAGCGCTCGTTGCCGCTCTGGTCGGCCAGCTTCTTCAGCTGCAGGATGCGACTCGCCTTCAGGTTGCCCTGCTGGTCTTTCGAGAGGAGGCGGAGCACCAGGTCAACCAGTGCCTTTGTCTCCTTATCCTTGGCCAGGCCGCTGATGTACTCCTTCACCATTTCGATGCCGTCCTCAGCGGTGTCGTCATACGAGTCGATGCAGTTGGTTCCCAGCATTAGGCGCATCGTGCCTGCTTCGTTCATGAATGTGTGTGAGCGTTGTCCGTTGCGCGTCAGTGCCATCACCTCCGCCTTCATCTCGAGGATGGCGCGGAAGTTCTCGAACACCTTGTCCTTCACTGCCTTCATCTGTTCGCTCAGGGCGATCAGCTCGGGCACTGCTGCCTCCACCTCGTCGTTCACCATTCGGCGGTATTCGTCGCGGTTCTCGCGGCGGCGTGTCTCGATCTCCTTCTTGCGGCGGAAGGCGCGGAACTCTTCAAGCTCTTCGGGGCTCATTTTTGCTTCTTCCATTTTTGTTTGTTTCTTTTAAGTTGATAAATCGTTGTTCTCGCTCCGCGGTTCAGACTATGCTTCCTACTACGAGGGCGAGGGAGATGAGCATCCAGAAGATGCACATCAGGATTGTCCGCTGGTCTTCCGGAGGAAGGCGTGCGAAGTTCTCCCGCAGCTTCTCTAATGTTTTCATATTGGTCCTTTCTTTTATTAGTGGCGGTGAGGGTCGACCTCATCCGCCCGTTCACTTCGTAGATCATTCTCTGTGCAGGCCGAATGCCTCGTCTATGGTGTATTCTGTCCGCGCTATCTCATCCTCGACCCAAAGGCCAAGCTCCTTCATAAACTCCAGGTAATCTTCATCACCCATCTCCACTGTCACCTCTCTGATGTGACGCTGCAAGTCAGACATCGCATTCTGTCCCATACTCTTCCTCCATATCTTTCAATGCGTTGTCGAATAATTCTCTGTCAGCCCTTATCGCCTGTAGCAACTCGCTCTGGAAGTTCTCCACGATGCGTCGGTTCATTTCTGCGTCGTCATACAGCTGACGGCGGAGATAGTTCAGATACTTGTCGTCTTCCGTGACGAACCTCTCGAAGGACTCCTTCTGATTCTGTCTGAGACGCTTCGCAATCTCCTTCTCGCTTACCGCCTTCATCTCTTCCCCTCCTTCATCTTTATCTCGTTATATCTCCTCATAATATCCGGAGTGACTCCGAGCTCCTCTAGTCGGTTGACGCGGGCTATAAACGCCGCAGCCAAGCGTCGGCACGATTCATCGCTCACCACCATGCGGCGGCAGCCTTCTGTAAGCTTTTGTTCGTTCATATCAATCATTTTTGTCGTTAATAAAAAACTGTTTATTTTCTCTCTTTCATATAATCCGGATTACACTCTAGTCGTTTGTCGTTTAACGGTTACGTGTTCCCGAGTCTTGTCGTCCCGCAGAGGCTCGGCTGAGCCCTGCATCCGAGAGTCATCCGAACACTGTTCGAATGGTGTTCGCTCACTGCTCAGCAGTAACTCATCTCCTTGCCCTCAACCATGATGTGCAGCCGGATCACCTGTCCGCCGCTCACCACCGGCTGAACCTTCAGCCCGCCCTTGCGGATTATCGCCCTCAGCTTGCGCGACAGAGCCGTCAGCCCGCCCTCGTTCAGGCGGTAGAAGCTCTCACCGGCTATGCGCTTGTCCTGGCAGAAGGCGTTGATGCGGCGCCAGTCGTCGGTGTCCACTCCCGCGTCCTCCATCAGCTTCAGGCAGAGGTGGCGCAGCTGGCGCAGCTCCTCGCGATTGATGGCGCGTCCGTGCTCCAGGTCGTAGCAAAGGGCGTTGTATTCGTAAAGCTGCATCTCTCGAAGGCTCTCCGTGCGGCCGTTGGTGTACTGGCTCACCAGCTGGTGGCGCAGCTCCTCTGTGTCGCCGGGGATGCCGAGCCGCTTCCAGATGCAGAAGAAGCGGGCGAAGTTCGCAACGCGCTGCGATGCGACCGTCGGTGCGTTTTCGTAGATCCTCGGCATGGCTAGTCCTCCCCACGTTTAATTTTCGTCGGTGCCCACTGCACGTCGACCTTGGCGTCCACCATGCCCGTGCCGTTGCAGAGGGGGCAGGTCTCAGTCTCCTCGTCGGTGTCGTGACGGTTGAAGTAGCCGCGCCCGCCGCAGTAGCCGCAGGTGACACCCAGCACCATGAAG